CTCGTCAAAAGGTGGTACATCGACGACCTCAGTTACCTTAGGTTTTCTATTACACCCACAAAGCACCTCTCTTATAAAGGCCTTTGGTAACTCACTTAGCTTACCCAAACGACCCTCATTTACAATCGAATACCCTTTTGATCCCGCTATCACCACCAGCCTATTACCGGTGAGTAGGTCTATCCCTTCTCTACCAAATGCGTTATTTAAAGACTCACCTGTGTCATTTTTAAAAAAGTAATGAAGCCCCCCGTTTCGAGACCTTTCACAATACAGTTCTGAAAAATCTAGATCATAGTCTTCACACCACAGCTTAAACAGACCTAGGCCGTCCTTGCCGTTTTTGACGTCGATATCAATACAGATAAGGTCTTCGAGTATTAAGGCGATCCCGTTGTAACCCTTCCCATAGATGTGGTGATAACCCTCAATGTCGTTAATGATTGGTGGTTTTGTAGATCGCCAATTTACAGGGAAGGTCAAGTCTTCATTAACAATAACAGGTACATACTTGCGTGGCCCGAAGAGTTCAATGGAATTTTTCACTTTAATTACCTTTTGTATTGATTTTCATTTGTATCTATTCTAAGTACGACACTTAGGTTTTAATTACAAATAAAAAGAGGTGAAGTGTGGAAATATTCAAAGGTCCTCAATTAGATAAACCCTACAAGGTGGTGCTTTATGGCTCACCAGGTGTCGGTAAATCCACTATGGCAAACACTGCAGAGAGTCCGATATTTTTAGATATCGAAAACGGTCTAACTAGAATTGATTGCCACAAGACACCAATCATTAAGTCTATCAGTGATTTGAAAAAATCCGTGAGTTTTTTAATGAAGTCTGAAGAGTACAAGACTGTGGTGCTAGATACTGCAGATGCATTAGACCTGATCATATCTAATGAGATATGTACCAAAGCAGATAAACAAAGCCTGGCTGATTTCGGGTATGGTGCGGGATATGAAATGCTAAATAAAACTTGGAATAGCATACTGAGCGGTTTAGACATGCTCTACGACAAGGGTATGAATATCATAATTACAGCACACCCAATCATTAGAACGTTTCAAGACCCCACTGGAGACGCATACGACAAGTACACACTAAAGATACACCAAAAGCCTGCAGGCTCGATCATATCTAGATTTGATGGTGTATTTTTTATGGAATATGAAAAGGTCTTAAAGACTACCACTGGTGATAAAAAAAGAGCTATTGCCACAGGTGAGAGGATTTTAAACACTAAAAACAAATTGGCTTTTGACGCTAAGAATAGGTTTAACCTTCCTGATAAAATAGTTATTGGTAAGGATTTTGATTTAAGTATTTTTGAGAAAATGATTAGAGGAGAAAAGTAAATGGTATTTTTTGATGGTGACGACGTAAAGGATGCGCTTGTACTAGAGCCAGGCCGATACACTGGAATTATTAGTGGTGCTGAAACTGGTATTCCAAACAAAAACAAAACTGGTGAGCTTACATGGGTAACCTTTGAAGTTGAAGGTGAAGAGCAAACAATTAAAAAAAGCTTTAACCTAGTACATGATAACAAAACTGCAGAAAATATTTCTAAGGTGGAGTTTAAAAAGGTTGTGGTACTAGCAACTGGTGATGCAAAATTAGAGTCTTTAGAAGACCTAATTGGTAAACGTGTTGGACTTAACATCTCTGTGAAAGAGTGGGAAGGTCAAGAGCGTAATGAGGTTAAGGGATTTTTTGCACCGACTAAATCTGAAGACTTACCATTCTAGTACATCTATTAAAAACCAAGACAAAAAAAGGTGATCCCTGTGTGATTGTTTATTTTTTTGTTGGTAACAAGATGTTTAGAAAATGGGTTCTAGAGCGTGATTTTTATAGGTTAAAGTTTTTTGAAGACAACGTTGTGGAGTCAATTGAAGTTGACTCTACTAAAAGCTCTACCTTCCCAGAAATAAAAATCACTAGCTCTAGCCCTAGAATTTTAGATGTAAATAAATGCCCACACATATATATTGATTGTGACGAAAAACAATTAACATTTATATGTGAGCGCTGTAATGAAGAGATCAGATTCGTGGAAGGCGTCTAAAGCGTCTAGGCATTTAAGAGAGTTTTGTCTTTACTATCATCACCCTAGAACGATTGCTAAGGCAAGAGCAAAGGTTAAAGAGTATCTAACAAAAAAGGACGGTACTCCAAGTAAAAAATATTATGTTAAGTGGAAGTGTGAAAAGTGTGGCGAGTTATTTGAACAGGTAGATATGCACCACATCCATGCAGTAGGCAAACAACCAGATTGGCCCTACGATATTGAAGAGCTTGTTGGTTTTATTAGGCGGTTATTAGTTCCGGTTGAACAGTGGATGGTACTTTGTAGACCGTGCCACCTGGAGATTACACACAATGAAAACAAAAGTTGAGCTAGATAAAGAAAAAGAATTAAGACGATTAAAAAGACAACACGCTAGAAAAGCTAGGCAGGTTTTTTATAAAGTGGATACGGTCGAATTAAAAAGATCAATGAGACGATCTACTTTAACACAGACACAGATAGCTAAATCAGTAGGAATACATCTTAATTTTATTAGCGCGTTTTGTTGCGGACGTATGAACCCAAGTAAGGACGAACTAATTAAGTTATGTGCGAAATTAAAAATAACACAGCGCTCGATTAGTGCGCGTAGAGTAGAGGTGCTTTTATGAGTCATTCATTAAACGATTTATTAATGTTGTTAAACCAGGTAGACGACGGAATGGTTATGCTATCTGGTGAAGACATGCAAACAGCTATTGGTGATATTAAGGATAAAGTAGACGACCTTAATTATGTTAAAGATAAAATGGAGTCAGAGATTGCAAGACTCAAAGGCCTAGAGGTAGAGGTAAAGACAAAACGTCAAGGAATAGAAAATAGCCTAAAGCGTTTAAAAGAATATGTTACCTATTCACTTCGTAACTCAGAGACAGAGATACTACATGGTGAGACTCATACACTTAGGGTTAGAAAAACTAAGTCTGAAAAACTAAAGAACGTGGTGTTAGACCTTGATATGGTCTCATATCTTGAAAGAAAATATACTGGGTCGGTAGCATATAAGTTAAACTCTTCGATCTTAAAGCCACAGCTAGAGGATAGTGATAAAGAAAAGTTTTACGAACGAACTGAGTCGTACACCACCTCTTTTAAAGTAAGGAAAAAGTAAATGAAAGAAATGGACGAACAGGTAATTAGAAAACTAGACGAAAGACTAGCCTCATTAGAGGAAAAGGGAAAAACTACATACGTAGAAATAGTTAGAGAGCTCGAAGACTTTAGACAAGGCGACGAAATAAACGATATGTTTATTAAACTTCTTTTAAAAAAATTGGAAGTTCTAGAGAAAAGAGTAGGGCTTTTAGAAAATGAAAAATGAAAATCTAAGAGTTCAAACCTTCCAAGTTGAAAATGGAACTATCCAAGAGTTAGACGACGAGATTAATAAATGGTTAACTCTTCAAAGGCAAGTAGAAATAGTAGATCGTAAACAAACTGAAAGTTGCTGTGCTTACATAATTGACGACGAACCCGTAGTTTGTTGGAACTTAACAGTTAGTATTATGTACCAACCAATTAATAAAGGTATTAGACCTACAAAACTTAACAACAAATAGGTTATCGCATTAGCCTAATAGTAGGGCCTCCCACCAAACAAAGGTGAGAGGCCTTTTTTCACTTAGGCATAAGCCAGCTTCTAAGTGCAGACACCAACATATCGTCTATGCTGGTATCAGTTCGTTCGGCCATTTTGTCTAGCCAATCGAAAATCTCTTCTCCCCAAAGCTTAATAATTAATTGAATAACCATCCAAATCTTGTCCATACTTAACCCCTTTGTTTAAGTTCTTTAATAACCTCAAAAGCAGTTTTGAGATTTGTCTCAGTTATTATTTGAGACTTTTCTAAAGCCTCAATTTTATGAATTTGATGTTCTGAGTTTTTTCTAAACTCTTCAAGTGCTACGATCTTTTGACTTAGGGAATTGATCTTATTGGCAAGGTTTTCAAGTAAGGTGTTTTGTCGTTGGAAGTGGTACTTGAGAAAAAATATCACAAGACTACTTGAGCCTACGACGGTACTACCTATTACTAGCTGTTCGTTCATTAGTTTCGATCCTAAAAGCAGCTTCGTCGCTTATTATTGTTGGTGATTTACGCTCACCTATAATATTACCACGAGTCCCTTTGAGATCCAAATTTCTAACATCTAAGTTTAATGGTTTATATGCATATTCTTTAGGTTTAAGATTTCTAATTAAGTAGATAACTAAAACAATGGTGACTAGTGATATCACTATGTTAAAGGTGCTTAGAGCATTTAAAACATCCATTCTTTTGCCTTTACTGAATACAGGTGAGCGTCTAAATAATCGCCATCTTTAAAATAAAAATCCCGTCTATCCCCTTCAAATTTCATACCTATCTTTTCAAAAGTACCCGAAGCAGGATTACCAGCAAACGTCTCACCCCATATGAGGTTTAAGTTTAGATCTCTAAACCCATGGGTAAATAAAGTTTTAAGAGCTTTACAGGAAAACCCCTGGAGCTGGTATTTTCTAATAATGTACAAAGAAAACTCGGCCCTTCGGTTTATCATGTCTATGTCCGTAAGGCCGCACACCCCTACTATCTCTTCTGAAGAGTTATGAACTTCAAACATAGAAATCTTAGGGTCGTCGTTTTGTTTGATAAACCATTCGTGCTGATCTAGTTCAGAGATTAAACCGGTTTGTCTACACCACCTTCTAATCTCTGGGTCGTTTCTTTGGTTGCGCATGATCTCAAGATTTTCCTGGGTGATGGGTTCTAACACCACACCATGTTTAAAATCAATCATTTTCTAACGTCTCCAAAGTCCACTCTATAGCGTCGATAGGTGTTATCTTTTCCTTATCAAACAATTGGTGAAGCGTAGATAGGTAGGCTTCAGTTTTACCTTTTAGCTTACTTTCTAGTTCGTTTATCTCAACTTGCATTCCTTTAAGAGTAATTATTAAATCTCTAATATCATCCTTGTCCATTCTCTCTCACTTTCATAGCAAAGGGTGAAGAGGGCATATCGCCTTCAAGTTGTACGTTACCTTGTTTAATTTTAAATAGGATTTGTTCTATATAAGCCAATACCTCTTCATTGTGAGATATATGAGCAAAATTATAAAACCAGCTCTTGCAAAAGAGGATACGTGCTTTTGCACACTCTTGAAAAAATAAAGCTCTTGTAAGCTCATCGCCTTCAAATACCCCCCTAGTTGGATAGCCGACGATTTTAATTTTCTCTGGTAAAAACTTGTTAAACTCATCTATGAAATGTTGGCCTTCAGCCCAAAGGTAATTGATATTAAAATCTGATTTTCTCTGCATTAAATCCACAACGGCCTGGCAAGCTACAAGAGATAAAACCTCCCCTGCATAGGTGGAGCTAATAAAATAGTTACCGTCCATGATTTCTTTTTTACCACCAACTGCAGCTAGTGGTAAGCCGTTTGCCATAGCCTTACCAATAATAATTAAATCTGGATAGATATTAAAATTTGAAGCGCACGAATAGTCTTTATATCTAAAGCCGGTAATTACCTCATCAAAGATTAATATAACTCCAGTCTCATCGCACCTTTCTTTTAAGGCTTTTAACCATTCAATGCGCTCTCTAGAGTTATCCACAATTACAGGCTCCACAATTACTGCAGCCACCTTTTTTGTAACATCTTTTAAACTCTTTAAAGTTTTTACAAAGTCTCTTTTGGGAACACCACTAGCAGGTGGTGTTAAACCAACAAAGTCGTCATGCCACCCATGATAGCCTTCACTAAGCACCACATCTCTACCAGTTGCAGACCTTGCTATTCTTATAGCTGCAGTACAGGCCTCACTACCACTTTTTAAAAACTTAAACTTATCCACAAATGTAAAAATCTGCTTTAGCTTTTCAGCGCACTCCACCTCATGGTGAGTAGGAAAACTATGAGAAAAACCTCCATAAAGATTTTTAATAATAGCCGCGTTTACAGTTTCGTTACCGTACCCCACAAGGTTCGCACCAAGGCCGCATATGTAATCTAGATATTTATTGTTATCTAAATCATAGAGGTGACTACCAACACCACCTCTAACCTGCTTAGGGTAAATTCCATTTACATGACTTCTAGGATGTTTTGAATTTGTCAGTACATCCTGGGCAATACAATTTTGAGCTCTAATCCACATAATATTAATACCTAAATAGTCCAAAGTTTTGTTGTTTAATTTTCTCTGTCTTTCTCTGTACTGACTCGTAGTTATTTCTAACCCTGATCAGTTCCTCTTCAGTGTCCACACTAATTTTAATAGTACTGAAATCATGGTGTCCTATAATATGAGCTATCCTTGCCCAACGTGGTGGTTTTTTCCTTAGCATAGTGGTGACGTGTTCTTTGTCCTCGGCCAATGTTACTGTCTCCAAAAGATAGTCCATAGCCTCACGACTCATGATCTCACAATCAAAACCGTCAGGCATAGTTCTGGTCTCTGGACAAACGTTATGTACATAGTCAAGTCGATGTTTAACACACGTCATTATATGCTTGGTAATAAGAGGGCTTGGAATTAAAGGGCAATCTGCAGTAATACGGACCAAATATTTAGGATCGTATTTCTCTAAAGCTTTTCCGTATCTACTTAGTACGTCGTCCTCTGATCCTTCGACTATGTTTTTATGATACTTTTTAAAAGACTCGTCGCCAAAAGGTATTAACAAACAAACTGAAACATGTATTCCATGGTTCACGCTTTTTCTATTAATATGATTGGCTGCACTTTCGCACGTATCAATAACATGCTCGATTATTTTCTTATCACCAACTTCCATAAAGCATTTACCTGGAAGTCTGGCATTACCACTACGTGCTTGTATTCCTATCAGGACATTTATCATTTAAATATTCCACTACTTTGCTATGTGCGTGAACAATGTAATTTAAATCAGGTTTGGGATTTTCCAGCCAGTCTTCAATGTTTTTGACATATGCCATATCCATATCAGCAATAGAGACAGGAGCCCCATTAATTTGACAGGACCATAGAGGGCTATCGTTTTTTAATTTCACACTAGATTTAGCTAAAGCTAAAATACTAATGCAATCCCATGCTAGAGAGTCCTTGCCTGTTTTGAAAAAATTGTATGAAGTATGACCTTCATAATCTCTTGGGTAATTTAAATATTTATATTGATTAATCATTTGAAGGTTTAAACTAGGAAGGTCCCTTAGTCCCCAAAGATCCTTAATTCCATGCTCAATTATAGAAAGAGGCTTTTCACAAAGTATGGGCACGTTACCATTTTGGTAATATAAATTTCTAATGATCTTTAAATGAGAGTGAGTTGACGTCGCTACAATAAAACCGTCGCAATCTTTAGTGGGGGGGTTAATTCCTAAGTCAATATCAACGTGTTCAACTTTAAGGTAGTCAAGTATCTTACAATACCTTTGGCCCATGTTACCTAATGCTCCCACCACACCTATCTTTTTTAACATGGTAGCACCTCGTCAATCATAGCGTTTATTTGTTTGTCTGAAAGTTTTGGAGCGTTGTCACTACGAAGACAATAACTATGATTTGAAATCAAACACTCATGTATTTTCTCACCAGGTCTAATACCTATCTCTTCAGTCTCATGTTTAATATCTAGCCTTTTAGCAATAAGCTCTATTAGGTTTGCTATGCTAGTCGCCTTCATTGGCGGGACATGTAAACCAAATGGGGCTCTTTTGATTTTCTTTGAAACAAAATCAATAGCGTCGTCCAGGGTAATAAAAAACCTAGTCATGTCTCCATGAGTTATGTAAGCCTTTTTCTCTTTTTTAAGTGTCTTAACAAATTGGTGTATCACGCTACCTCTAGAGCCAAACACGTTACCCCAACGAAAAACATAGTACCCATTAAGTTTGTCTTTTAACCAAATGGACTCACCAAGGCCCTTACTCATGCCGTAAGCATTTATAGGGAGCACGGCTTTATCAGTTGAGAAATAAATACATCTACCAACCTTAGTGTTAAGGCATGAATGATAAACGTTTTGAGTTCCTAAAACATTTGTCTTTATAAACTCGTCTACAAACCTCTCGCCTTTATCCACATGCTTTAGAGCTGCAGTATGAAAAACTATATCGTAATGTTTTTCTCTAAAGACTTCAGAGACTCTTTCTTTATCTCTGATATCACCAAGCAAGTAATTAAAGTCTGGGAAATCTTTTTGCATTTCGTATTGCTTTAATTCGTCTCTAGAGAAAATAGTGATATTATTTTCTTTATAAAACTCAGCAAGCTTTTTCCCTAAAGAGCCTGTACCACCAGTAATTAAGATATTCATTTCACACCTCTTGGATTATGAATGAAAATCTCTTCAGGTGAAATACGCTCAACTCTTATAAGAGCGTCACCAGCCATTAAGTCTCGTAAAAACTCCTGAAGCTCAATAGATTGTTGCTGTGGTGGTTGTGTGATTAATCTACGCTGTGTTCGGTGATAGCGATAACAAAGGATGGTTAAAATAATGTTAACAATAATAGACCACGATAAACCAATAATAAAACTTAAATCAATACTCATATAAATACCCATAATAAAAATAAAACATTTTGTTACAATAAAGGAAAAGAATAGCCCTTGCAAGAGCAAAGGCTATTTGCTTATTTACGCGGCCTCATATTGCATTGTAAGCCTCACGTATTCTGCGGACCCTGGTGATGACCAGGTTATGCTAGAGCCTGCACTATTAGCGAGAAATCTAATGTAAGTCTCCCCATCGTTTGCATATGGGCTCACATCTGCCGTAGTGCTAGCACCGAGATTAAAAAGCCAAGCACTACCGAAATGGTTGTACCCATTAACGGTGAAAGGTAGTCCAGTAACCTCAATAATACCCGTATTACCAATATTATTCACAGAGTCAAACTCTATCGACACATTAACTAATCTACCTATCTTTGTATAGGTTCCAGTTTTAACAGTTCCGGTCCCGCCTGTCGAACCTATTAAAGTACCCGTCCATGTTCCCTCCGCATAGGTTTTTAAAGACCCTTCAATAATCCAACCTGTACCATTTGATTGCACAGTAATAGAATTGTATTGTTTAGTAAGGTTTACTGTCGTAGATCCGTCAATAGTCTCAGCACCTTCACCATCTACGATACAATCGTTTGTCCCGCTATCCACTTTTTTAATAGTAATAATTCTATTAGTGTTATCAGCTGCAGTTGGAAGAGTTACGGTTTTATCTGTGCTACTACCAGTAGTCATTAAGATAGTTCTAACCTTGTCTATATCTGTAATGGTGTAATCCGCACTTTTAGCACTTGTTGCCATTTGTCCAGGTACCCATGACATAACAGCGCTACCGTCGTTTATCATTGATTGACCTGCAACTCCCGCATTTACCGGTAGGGTAATAGTGTAGGTAGCACTCATTGAAGAGCTCCCTGTAATACCTACTCTTTGAGAGTTTTGGCCGAAATAAAGAGCATTAATACCTTTGGAGCTAGTACCAATGTCATAGGTGGAGTCGAGCTTTATTGCTATGGAGCTAGCTAAAGATCCAAGTATGGTTATATCGTCCGCACCACCGTTACCTAATGTAACATTACCGTTTGCTGTCAACGTCCCTGCAACTGTTAAAGCTGCAATACTAAAATCGATAGTACCATCGGAAGTACCGTTTACAACGTCTTGAAAGTTGGTATTAACCTGTGTTGCGTCTGCAGTAGTTCCGTTTGTGAATGTATTTGTAATAGTTAAACTTGCCATGATTTAGCGTCCTCCTAGTTGTGGTGTATTATTACCACCTAACTGTGGTTTAAATGTAAGATTATTTAATGGTGAAGGCTGGTTAAAGTTACTAGCTCCAGCTCCAGCAATTGCACCACCAGTTGTTACAGGACTTGAAAATACTTTACTAAGCCTTGAAAAGATATCCTGTTCTAGTGGTGCTTTAGTTCTAAGGTTTAAAGTGAAATCTCTTCGTAAACTTTGAAGGTTATCTAATATTGCTCTAAATCTAAACACCTCAAATCCTCTTGGAGTCCCTGAAGGTCCAGTTGGTTTTGGTACGTTTTGTAAAAAGATTTGAAGGGCTTTAGCTTTTTTCTCTGCATTTTCTCCAAACAAAAGCTTAATACTTTCTGGAGGTAATGCGTTTATTTTTTTAGATAGCTTTAATGGGTTTACTTCACCACCAACCGAAGAGCTCTCTGCAATCTCTGCTATCCTGGAGCCTCTTAACTTTTCAAAGGCCTCTGGAAAATCTGCTTTAACTTTAGCAATCTTTTTAGGATCGTTGGTGTTAAGGATTTTCTTTATCCGCTCTATTTCTGGAGTTTTTTCTAAAAACTTTTGAAGTGCTCTTTTAGGGCCGCCCTTTAATTTTTCACCAGGCTTTAAGATCACGTTAGATATTTCACCAATAGACTCTTTATAAATTTGATCTGCAAGCTCTATATCTGCTTTTGCTTTTTTAAAGAACTCACCTTTACCACCTTTTTCTAAATCTGCTTTCTCTGCTAGGTCAAGTAAAGTTTTAGACCTTGTTTCTGTGGCGGCTCCATACAAAGGACTTAATGCATCTCTTTTAGAAAAGTTACCGGAGTCTGATCCAATGATCCTACCGATTGAAGTCTTAAACTTTTTAAGATCGTCAAGGTTTTTAATCTGACTTATAATTTCGTCTTCACCAGTATCTATATTTTTTTCAACTTTAAAGATTGATTTCTCTACATCACTAAGAGCGCCCATTGCCTCTTTATCAAACTTAAATTCTTTCTGAAGTTGCTCTATTTTAGCTTTTAATGGAGATACATTAGGCGTAAATGCTTTACGTTTAAATTGATTTTCTAGACCTGAATAGATAGCCTCTGCAGGTGCAAGTTTTGTCGCTAGGTCTTCAGATAGCATTTGACCCACCTCATCACCTAACTCAAACTTAGATTTACTACTAGCCTCTGAAACAAGTGCATCCGCTACCTCTTGGACCGCTTGCTTGTTTTGCTCTATTTGTTTACGTGTCGATATCCCGCCAATCATGCCACCAGACTGAGCTTGTGCACTTTCTAGCTCTTGGACAATTCTAGAGTCAAACAATTGACCTGGAGTTGCTTTAGCACCAAGTTCTCTGGCTGCAGCTTCTATTTCTGGAGCTGTCTTTTTAAGACCACCTTGAAACTTAGATAGGCCTTTACTAATTACCTTGCTAGTACCTTTTAATACTGTACCACCACCTCTAAGAGCTGCAGGTAATAAAGCGCCAATTGCACCAGCTTGTAGTATTGGCTGTCCTTCAATCTCTTCCCTAGCTCCAAAAGCCTTAGAAGCTAATTGTCTACCCGTTTCAAATAAAGCAGTTGTTACACCACCACCAAGGGCTTTACCAACACCGATACCAGCACCAATGCCTACTGGGCCTAATGGAGCTCCAGTAAGACCACCGACGATAGCACCACCGGTCTCAGCTAGTGTAGCAACGGCTCCCTCGATGATATCACCAACTACATCAAATGCATCAAATGCGTCGATACCTTCAGGGTCTACGGGCTTAAAGTTTACGTCGGTTTCTTTTCTAACCTCTAGATTGCCATCGATAAATCTAGTTTGAAAACCTTTTCTTTTAAAGTAAGTCTCTTGTACTTGTGGGTTTTGATCAATAATGTTTTTAGCCACAAACCTATCAAAGCCACCAGCTCCACCAGTGGTGAAAAAGCCCATGTCCTCTGAGGGATTTGTTTCAGCCACCTTTTTAAAAACTTTATTTCTAAGCTGCGGTATTCTAGGGTCGTCAGGGTTTTCGGCCTCTAGTTTATTTGAAATCTGAAAAGCTCTAACGTCGTCCTGATTAACCCCTAGTTTACCCATGATTTGAGGGGCTGCAGAGTTTGTCGGGTCTTCAGCTAAAATATCTAACGCTCTTCTATCGTCTGCTATCTTTGGCATTAGCTATCTCCCCAATGGTGATGGTTTTTGAGGTACAAGTCCTTGTGGTTTTAATGGAGTCGGTTTACCTGGTTGTGGCTGTGTTAAAAACCTATTTAAAAAGTCGCCTTCGGTCTCTGCAGCCTGGGCCTGTGACTCACCAGGTATTTGAGCACCACTAAGTAATTGACGTTGTTGCTGTGGCCTTAACTCTCTTAGTAAATCGGTCCTTAATTTAGTGAATTGCTGATCGATCACCAAATCAGGATCTAACCCAAATTGTTCTGATAAAGTAGTGAACCTAACATTTGTTTCCTCTTGAGCGTCCAGTTGAGCCAGCATATTTTCTTTTGCTGACATTAAGATACGTGCTCTTTGTTTAGGTGATAGCTTTTGACCTTGAGAGAAATACTTTTCTCTTAATTGAAAAACTCTTTCGTCAAGAGGTGAGCTCTCTTCAGCTGTTCTAAATTCACTTTCTCTAACTACTGAACCAGGATCTAAAACTTTCATATAATTAAAGATCAAAGCTAAATCACTTGCACCTGTGGGTTTAGACGTTTCTGCAGAGGCCCTCACTTTATTAAAGCCTACAATAGCGTCTTTACTCCCCAACTTGTCAGAGGAATTGTCAAATCTAGTTGAAAGCCTGTCAAGTCTATCATTTTTCTTTTCAAGTTTTGATGCCTCGTCTTCAGCTTGTTGAGCAAACTTTTTAACTTGTTCTTTAGTATGGAAAAATCTGCTTTTAGTTTCTTCGGCTGATTTTGTTTTTACATTAAATTGCCGTGCTTGCTCAAAACCTCTTTGACCCTCTTGAACTGGAGAGAGTCCAGTTTCAGCGATATCTCTTTGTTCAATATCACCACTTGCAACTCTTTCTCTTTGCTCCGACTGCCTTTTAGCCTCTGTGATCTGAATACCTCTAAGTTCATTTTGCTGCAATGCCGATCCAATATTTGCAATCTTATCTAGAGGGTCTTCCCTAGGTGCATCTCTCTCAACTCTCTGAGACTGAGCCTTTGGTTGTGCAACGCTAATAATACCCATTATACAAACCTCCTATTACCTTGTTGTGATCTAGCTAAAGCCTCTCCTATTGGAGCCTGAAATTGTGCTTGTTGCTCTGGTGGTAAAGCTGCAATAGCTTGTTGAGCTGCTTTTAAAGTCTCTAGAGGATCTTCCTGGCTTGCTTGCATACGTCTTGAAATTGCGCTTTGAGTTGTTTGAACTCCACCCGCACTTTGAGGTGCACCACCTCCACCCTCTTGAGTTATTTTAACTGGGTCGATTAGATTACCTGCAGCTGAGCCCAGTCCCATACCTCCACTAGCGCCAGTGAGTGCACCTCCAGGCCCTCCAGCTATGCCGCCTACAACACCACCGGCAATTGCGCCTATTGCGCCTAGGGCCTGTCCAAATCTACCACCGGACTTTTTTTGCTTAGGAGCTTCCCTCCTTGGTGCTGGTACTGATACTTGCATTATTGGCATTAGGCTCCCTCCTCAGTAATTCTTTTGATTTCCATAGCAATGCGTAATCTACCCCCAGGATTATTTATCCGCTTCATTTCTGTTTGTAGAGCGGCTATTTTAGCGCTAGCCGTAGTTCCTTTTGGTGCAACCGCTGTACTACTTGTGGGGCTTGTGGGGCTTGTAGCTGGGCTTGTTGTGGGTGCGCTCGTTTGAGGCATACCAGATGATCTTAACTGATCAGCTGTAAAGCCTGCAGCCTTTTGTTGTACAATCCTTGCTGGAACAATGCCTGCAGCCAGGTCCATATTAAATTGAGAAATAATTGAGTTTAAATCAAACTCTTGATTGAATTGATCGCTTTGAAGTGTTCTATTTAATCCGGCTTCTGACTTAGCAAAATTCAGCTGGTTTAATGCTTGCTCTGCAGCAAAGCCTTGACCACCTAATCTCTCACCTCTAGCAAACTCTCGACCTAACTTAGCTTGTCCAGCTCCAAAAGTCTGGCTTGCCTCACGCTCACCTTTTTGGAATTCACGTTGTGCTTGTATTTCGCCAGCTCTTTGACGCTCACCGGACTCTGCAACTGCTAAACCTTCCCTTGCCTCACCTAAAGCCTTTTGACCTCTTTGTTGAGTTTGTTGCTCTAGTTTTATTGACTCACCACTTCCAGTTGCACCTAGTGACGCAAACCTTCGTTTAAGAGCCTCTTGTTGTTCACCGACACCGGCCTTAACATCTTGTTCCGCACGTTTTCTAAGCAGTCCAAACCGTCTACCTATTGCGTCGTTTTGTGGAGTTCCGTTTGCCATTTATCTACGCCCTTTCAAGTTGTAAGTTATGTTAAGACCTAAAATCTTGAATTTTTGATCTACTTTATTTTGGTTATCAAACTTAAATTGTATTCGCTTACCGTGAACTGTACCAAGGAATTTTTTAAGTTCCTTTTCGTTCTCACCACCTCCCCATGGGTCCGTGCCTAATCTAATCGTGCCCCAAAGGTTTGAGCCAGGATCTAAATCAATAACTGTGGTGTTACCGTCGCCTTTATCAGAGTCTACCTTTTGGGTAAAGTTCATAAAATAAGCGCCTGGTTGCTCATAAAGGATGTTGGTACTTCTGAAATCTTTTTCAAAAGTATCTTGTCCATTATTACCACTAAACTCTTTAGTCCAGTAATACGAGTTAATAGCCGTGTTATTGTCGTTAAATGTATCACTATTCATAGCATACATAAAACCATCGTCGTCACTAGTTGCATAATAAAGAGTACCGTCTAATACAGCCATTTGAGCTGCACTTAATCCCGTCCATGGAGACCAGGTAAACTTTTGAGGTTTACCAAGGTTTTCGATTGAAAAGTCAAAAACATAAATCCTATTATTTATAATGCTACCGCTTGCATACGTGACAGTAATGTAAGCCTTGTTTTGATACACCATAGAGCTGATATTTCTTAAAAAAGACTCTTGGATATTAAACATATCCGGCTCTATTTTATCTGACTTTAAAAAAGAACCTGCAGCTGAAACGGTTAATAGCGTCGCGTTTGGATCTACGGTATCACCTGATAAAGCCGCAAACCCTACAAACTTTTCAGACTGTGTAGCTGCAAACATAACTTTGTTTGAGTACATAAATGGAGCAAAAGGACTATTACTTCCAAATGGAGTTCTAACCTTTATATCCGACCAGTCCGAAGGGCTTGTAGTCGGCATGTAAATAATCCAAGTAGAGTTTTGGCAAAATACCACTACCGAGTTATCGTACACAGCTAGGCCTTTAGGGATATCACCACTGGTATCACCGATACGCCTGAAACTTGTTGCTTTAACAACGTAGGGGTTTGCTATTTCTGTGTACTTTATAAAATTAGTTGCGTTGTCAATCATAAATAAACGGGCTTGGTGAAATAGCACACAACAATAATTAGGTGGCTCACCTTGATCGGTTGGAGCTGTCGCGCCTAAAGCCCCGTCGGCAATACCGTCCTCATAGGTTGTTGTGGTGTTATCGTCAATTGTCGTAACAAGTTTAAACGCTGTACCACTTGCCTCTGTTCTATAAATCTTTCTAGTGTTAACTCCAAAGCTTTGTGGAGCTACCGGAATAGATGTAAGCAAGGCGTTTTCGGTTGCAGCCGTCCAGGTGGAAGTTACTGGGCTTACATCGCCCTCAACTAAATTAGAATTGATATAAGTGAATTTATATTGATAGTCACCGGTTAGTTCTGTTCCTGTGGCTGCAGTTGCTACCGTAGATGTAGTGGTTGGAGCTGGTACACCGTGCCTTGTAAATTCCGCACCATTGTATTTGTATGGGGACTCTGTACCGTTACCATAAAATATGTAGTCTTCATACTCTGCAGCGCTTACCCTTACACCAGGTGTAAAAATACTTTGAGCCGATGGTATTGTAATAAACGAAGTACCTTGTAAATCATATAAAGTACCACCAAACCAAGCTGTCATTGTTTCACTAGCGTCGCTATCATGCCTTACATAAAGACCATCACAAGCAAAAGACCCCACAGCTGCAGTATTTACTAAATCCGTGCCGCCCCTGGTCTCAACGCTACCTCTACCGAAAACCACATTTTGACAATCTGGTGACTCATTGTCGGGTATTAACTGGACGTCAAATTTATTGTTAAGACCCCCATCGAACCCGATCCGACCTTTAGACGGATAAATAATATCAAATTTACTACCCATATTAGTAAGTCCTTAGCTGTACAGGGTCTACCACGTTCCTATCTCTCACCACTGCAAACCTATCACCACGTTTACGCTTTGCTCTGTCTCTAACAGCTTTAACAACGGCCTCTCGCCATAAGTTCATATGATAAGACGCGCTTGTTAAATCTTTGTCTTTTGCGAAAAAGGCACTAAGGACAAAATCTATTATGTTGTGGTGATATTCAACTGGAGTAACAAGACTAGAGCTATCTGTGATAGTTTGAGCCTTTTCATAGGTAAACATCCTAATAGTGTCACCAGTTGTGTCGGGAGTCGGGTAAAGGATAACAATATCATTCCAAATAGCGTAACCAGTCGGTGTACCAGTAGGATCGTTGTTATCGTTTTTAGGATCGTCTTTTAGCTCTTGTTTTAAGAGCTGATCGTCCTTATAGGTAACTCTCTTTATAGAAAAAGTATTCGTAGGATATGAATACTCTCTTTGATCAGCTACCGACAACGTGGTGAACTCACCTTCGTTTGCAAGAGCCTCTGTGGTCAATTGCATTTCAGCTTGTGTGATAAGATCGAATATCATGTTTTGTGGAAAAAAATCATCGCCTACCGCGTTGTAGCGAAGACGAACTGAGTTTTCTATTTCTAATGGAGTCATGTAAAACCTCTAAGTCCAAGATGTTGAACTAATACCCTGTTCGGTGTATGAGGTATCGCTTGCACTGGCTGGAGTGTAGTCTGATAGTGTAGTCTGATACTATCTGTGAGACGACGTTCGATTTGTCGCCTGGAAAAACATAGTTGTAATCACCAGAAAATAACTCAATGCTTGGAGTATCCGCGTCTATTGCTGTGATATTACCAAACACTTTAATAAATGAGAGACTAACAGAGTCGCCTGGGGCTAACGACTCTGATAAAACTTTCAAAAAGATTAGAGGGAGGTCTTTACTTATGCCCCAATTGTCAGTCCCCCACTCCATAGTCCCCCACACATTTACGGGACTAGCACCAAGTAACGTAAAGGAATTTGTTATTGTCTGAGCTAAATCAGCCATTACGAAATTGTTACCTTGGTTGTTACAGTTAAAGTATCGTTTGCGCCTTTGTTCACCACAGCTTCGGTGTCTCTTGAAAACATAATTCCGGCTGTATTGCTATCAAACAAACCATACTCAACTATTGCTCCAGTACCAACACCACTTGCCATTGTTGCAGTTACTTCATAGATAGCGTTTGCAGAGTTTGAAGCTGTACCTGTTTGTCTTGCAACTTCAGTTCCCAAAATTGTATTTGAGGTTGCCTCTGTAGTGCTATCTGTACCTACACCAATATAAAGAGCTGTGAAGGTTTTTGCAGAGGTTGTGGCCTCTGCTAGAAAACTAGCTAAAAACGACTTACCACCTTCAGTGATTATGTTTTTGCCAAATTTCTCTTCTTTTAACTCCCCTGGAGCTCCATATAATCTAACGTGCCAATGTCCTATTAGATCAACACTCATGTTAACTCTCCAATAGTTTGTCCCTTGCATCCTCATCTACCATGATATCAGCATGGGACTCTTTTATGTGCCTGCTTAGTGTGCTTTTAGATTGATACTCTTTATTACACGCCATACATACATACACTTTTTGTTTAAGTTCTTTTTCTTTAGCCTCTAAGGAAGCTGCAGGCTTTTCAAGTCTAATCATTTTAAAAGATGTAGGGTCTTGAACACCACTATCCATGATAGGTTGTTTAAATGTACCTTTGAAAATAACAGCCTTATCCTGATCCATTTCAATAAAACTATGTGGTGGAATATGAATCTTTTCCCCTTGAAAAAGTTCGTCGTAAGGGAATTCGTTATCGTTCCACACTTTAGTTAAATCACTCATAAAAATATCCTATTAATTAGATGAACAAATAATTTTATAACCTGCAGCTACCACGGGAGCTGAAGGTATTTTAACTTTAATATATCTAGCGTGTATTGGAAGCTCTACAACTGCACCGTTTGCAACATTAGCATGTACCTGAACTGGTACTGGAGCCGTCGCACTTGTTGGAGCGTAGTATGCATCGTAATAAGTTCCACCACTCTCACTAGCGATCTGAATAGATGCCGTAGTTTTTGATATCATCGAAGGGACCATTAAAGATACCTTGCCGTAAGCACCACCAAGATCAACTTCACCTGAGATTGTGCCGGCACTTGCAATGGTTGCATCAAAAACCGTAATAGGTCCAATAGTAGACATGTTTATCTCCCGAATACTGTCAAATAAAAGTCGTCGCCACTTGTAGCGCCTGTGATAGCAATAGAGCCAGCGCTTGCTGTGCTTGCAGCTAGTTCGTTTATCTTAAGGTTAATAGTTGTTGAAGCTGCACTTTTTGCAGTTAAGTGTGCGCCAGTTAGTACGTCCATACCTGTGTCAATTGTACCCGTTGCAGCGTCGGCTGTGACTACTAATTGGTGAACTCTAGAGTTACCAAATACTGTTTTATCTGCAGTTACTACTGTGTATGCCATTAGTTTATCTCCTAAAAAAGTACTGTTTTTGACTCAATTTCAGGGGTTTCAGCTTGTCCCCTTAAATGCTCGTGCATTCCATATAACTTAAACACATCCTCTAGGTCCATTTGTTCTAATTGTACTATATTACCTTCCCTATATGCACCAAAAATACCACCTTCAGTCGCATTGATGTACTTACCTGGAACTTGTAGCACCACATAATCAAACCAGCATTTAAAGTTATAATAAGACCCCCATGTAAGCACTCTATTGCCAAAGATATCGACCGCGCTTACACATTGACCGATATTCTTATCGTATTTAGAGTCCCAGGCGTGAAAGGTTCTTTTCTCTTCGTTAGAAAAACAAAAGTCTGTACCAACAAAGATTGTAGTCTGGGATCCAAGATATCCTTTAGCTATGTAAAGGCATGCACCTAATACAGTTCCACCATTACTGACAAAAGTGTAAAAAGGCTCTATTTCTTTAATTTCGTCTCTTATTTCGTCACTTGGTATCGGGGCATTGTAAAGATAAATTTCACCTTGCCACTTTCTGAGTAGGTCGGGGTGAGAGCCGATGTATGCTATTAAAGCACGGTCCTTCGTTTTGTTCCAATAATCCTCTTCGGACTTAGAGCCACCTTCACATACCTCTTCGATGGTCACCGGTCCAGCGTCAAGAGATACATAAAAGTCCGGTTCGGCTCCTAAGTCTTCCATGTAATGGAAGTTATGAAGGCAAGATATCAGTCTCACCCCGTTTGGCCTGTTTTTCAAAAGATGAGCATTCTTTTTTAATGAAGGGCCGCTACCAGCAATAATGATCGGGTCATGTTGAAACTTATTAAAAAGTTGCCCTAGACCATGATCTTTAAAACTACCAAAACGTTTTTTGTTTTCGCGCATATTGGATAACCACGTATCTCGCCACTTGTCCATGGTTGCGTCGTCCGCACTACAAGACTTTTTGTACAAATCTTGCTTTTGAACAGGTGGTTGCATTATGTAGTTTTGTAATTCCAATAAAATGTTTGCGGTCTTAACCTTCATTTAAAAATATCCTCATCAATAATTAAAATACAGAAATATAAGCACTTCCACTTGCATTTGATACTATCTCTGCAAGAGCTTTTCCGAGTACAGGACCGTTTCCAGTTGTGTTGGAGACGTTGACAAAAGTGCCATTGTCTGCAATTTCAACCATGCCACCAGCTGCAACTGTCGCGCTAGTTCCGTCCATTTCAATGTTAGTGATACCTTTGGTTACTAACCAGCCGTATGTACCAGTTGTAAGTGTTGCATTTCTACAAACACCAACAACAATATCAGCACTTGTTACAGCTGAAACTGTACAAGACATGTCAGTAGCGCCAGCAACCAAAACAGCGCCCAAACCTGGGTCGATGTCTTCACCACCTGCATTGTAAACCCAAACATACTCACGACCAGCTGCATTCATTCGAGTACCGACTGCAGGATGGTTTGCACCTAAAGCTGCAGTTACGTGTGATACACCGAACATTCGTACTGGAGAGTCAGAATAAAAAGCCATGATTTTCCCCTTAAGCAGTTAAGCCAGTTAGTGCGCCATGTAGACGGTTATTACTAGAGCCAAAAGCTCCCATCCATACAAAACGTCCAACCATAACTCTTTGGTTAATAGGTCGTTGGAAGTCGTCAAACTTAAAGTTTGCTTTTGGATGATAGAAAAGGTGCGCATGTTTCTCGTTAACCATAAACACGTGGTTTGCTGGGCAATGAGAGTCAGAAATAAATGGAGATCCGTTAAACATTAGTGCAGTAAAACCGCCCTTAGCTGTTTCAGAGTCCATAAATCTTTGTTGTGGCTGAAGTAGATTGTAGTAACGATTGTAGTTTGCTCTTGTTGCCAAAATCACACTAGGTATTTCGTTATCAATAGAAGCGTCTTCGTAAACACTTTGGAGAGCTGCGATAGTCATAGTAGTTGTAGTACTATCGACTTGTCCTTGCCACCAAGAGTTTGTTGATTGACTAATTCCACCAACTGTTTGATCTACAGCTACAATATCTCTAAGGCCAACAATAGACTTGGAGTCTGTACCGTCGGAATAAAGGCCTGTACCTAAAGAGTCTTTAATTGTTTTTTCTGCGATCTGCATTTTACTTTTAACAAGACTTAGAACCTGTGCATCACCACTGTTCTTTAGCTCGTCCTCTTCAGTAACGGTTACATTAGAGTACAAAGACTTCCAATTATAACGGGCCGCTGAGATATTGTCATTGTCAGTTGTATCTAAAGTCTCGGCTCCAGAAAACCAGCCACTAGCAGTTGTAGTTGCATAGTTTAGAGGTACGTCGATTGTAGTTCCACCACCTATTGACTTATAGGCTCCCTGGGACTTAATGCGCTTTAGATATGGGTTTGAGTCGAAAATGTTATCATACATTTGCTTTACAACAAATTTATGAGTAATTGCATTTAACTGGTCTATTGTAAGTGCCATTGATTTACTCCTTTAGTTTAAAGTTGTATACCGTACTCATTGGCTGCCGCTGAAAATGCATCGTCCATACTTTGAATACGATACGTTTGTTGGTTTCCACTTAATCTAGGAGCGTCGCCTTGCGATATGATCCCTTGTTTAGTGTTCGCCTGAATTTGAGACCCCAAATCCTTTTTGGCTTGCTCTACCGAATTCCTTACCAACGTGTCATGGTAAAAATCCCGAAATGCAGCGCGAAAGGTATTAATACCTGTGTTGTGTGCGTGCTCTAGCACTTGCATTTCTAAAGATTTTCCACTTGCTGGGTCGGAGTAATCGAAGTCAACGTCCTTGTATTGATCACGAACAGTTGAGATTTCGTCTGATAGAACCCTATCGTCTTGTTGCCTCTGATAGTTTTGCATGAAGTTATCCATGCTCTCTATTTTTTGCGCAAACTCTGGAGGGATATTCGTAGCCGGTTGTTGGTTTTGAGTCCCTTGATCCTGAATTTGTGATCCTCTATTTTCCCAAGCCTGGTTTACATGCTCGGCCCACTGAGGATTTTGACGTGCGTAATCGTCATATGGTTGCCATTTACTACGCATGTCTTCAACGCCTTGCTTTTCAGTTACAAAAGCGTCTCTTTCACCCTTTAGTCCTTGCATGTTTTGAGCATAGTTGTAACCCATGGACGCACGCTTTAAAACGGTCTCGATGTTTTCGCTCACATCTTTATTTGAAGACCGATATTCTAAAGTTTTATCCTTGTATGCATCACCTTGCCACCAGGGGGTATTAACCTCTGGCGCTTGCTCAACTACTGGCGCGGCCTCTACTTGATTAGTAGGCTGGCCCTCATCAAACACTTGCTCTATTGGCTCGTTTAAATTTGTATCAATATCCATTTATAAAAATCCTTTTAAAAAATTAAACCATACCTTGTGGTCCTGCAGGTATTCCGCCCTGTTCAGCTGGTACAGCGCCACCTTGTTCTGGAGCTCCACCACCGCCTGCAGCGGCCTCGGCTATTGCTATAAACTCTTGTTGTACACCAAGCATTCTTTCACCAAGCTCTGGTGGAAGTTGTTCAGATAAAGCACCAAGCATTTGAGCTATGGCCTCAACTGGGTTTGTCTCTGGTTGCCCCTCTTGTGGTGCTTGTTCTGGTGGTATTCGTGCGCCCATTACTGTGCTCCTTGTTGTGCGGCTGCAGCGGCCTCGGCCTCTTGACGCTCGGCTTGCCTTGCCATTATTTTATCTTTGTCTGGGTAATCCAAAATATTTAAAACTTCCTCAGCGTCAATGATCTGTCTATCAAATAAAGCAAAGGCTTTATTTTCTTTTTCAGCGACGCTAAACGGAAGTGTCGAACCTGTATTAACTCTAACATCAAAGCTTGCTTCCATAACAAACTCTTTAGGTCTACTCGGAACCTCTTCACCTTTTTCGTTAGTAACAAACTCTGTCACCACACCAACCTTTTGAGGGCCTCTGTCTTCAATAGATATCTGAAAGAACTTCATAGTCTCATCTTTACCTACAATCCTAAAAATCTTAGGCATTCGGTAAAACTGCATAACCCTTGCAAGCCATTGCTCACCAACCTCTCTTAGATAGCCGTCTAGGTTACGCATCTTTTGTTTAATGCGTGTTCGGCTAGCGTCCATGAGCTGTTCGATTGCGCTGGCTGCAGTTACGCTCCCTGGAGTTTGTCCCTTAGATACATCTTGAGACCCAGATACATTGTTAAACCAAACTTCCATTTGACTTAGCATATTCATATAGCTTGGATTAATACCAAGGCCTTGCTCACGTCTTACCTCTGAGCCTGCATTTTTCTCAATGATCATACCTGGAGCGTTTACAAAGTTGTTTGTATCCACACCAGCTGAAGTATCTACAATCCAAGCAGGGTTACCCATTAGGTTGACGATATCCAGAGTAAAGCTTAGGATCTTGTTAAATACTTGCTGTGGTGAGGCTAGTTGCTCAACTTCACTCACTCCCCAAAACTCCCTGGGAAGGATGTAGTTGTTTAGCTTAGCAAAAGGAATTTTACCGTCTTCGTAAGGGAGCTCTTCGTCTACCAGTAAAGCACCACTTGCAATTACTACCATGCGGCCTTTAGGGAACTTCTTTCTAAGCTGGTAAATCTCATTACCCTCTTCGTCCTCGTCTTTAGTCTCTTCCAGGTCCGATGGTTTTAGATATCCGGTAATAAGCAGAGTTTTTTCGTTGTCTGTGGAAGCGCCACTAAACATCTTTTCCGCTATCTCTGGCATGTCTCTATCTGTGGTGAAAGTACGAAGTTTAAAGTCGTTTAAGTCTGTCTTTGAAGACTTAACAAAGTCCATAATGTCGGCTTTAATAAACTCAGCACTCTTTGGGTACATTTGTTTAAGGCGCTTAGTCTCTATCGGCTTAGCTACAAAGAACCCAATAGAGTCGGGGTCGTTTATATCGTTACACTCAGGATCAGGATAACAATAAAACGGGTCTTCGGACTTATACACCACACTACCAAGTCCGAAGTCTAGCTTTTCGTCAAACGTTTGAGAGCTAAAGCCAGTACCATAAATGTAGCTATCATAAAGAACTTCTGTAACTTCCCTAAGCCAGTTATGCTTTTCCCAGTCGGACTCAGCTAGCTTTTCTAATACCTCGGCAAACTCTTTGTCTGAAGGATTTTGTGGAAGGAATGAAAAGCGGGGTCTTACGTCGGTTTGTAAGGGGACGTTTGATTGGATGGTAGTCCATATCATGTTGACTACCTCGGAATGCCAAAAGCTAGGTCTTTTAGAAGTCCACTGGGCACCACGGAAAAACTTATAGAAGCTCATGAAATTTCTATCATACTTGGATTTTGCTTTTTTCCAAGATTGAAACAATTTCATAGTGTCTTTAATTGTTTGCTGATCTTTTTCAGGGATATCGGGGTTAGGTCCGTCTTGTGATCCACTTTCTACAAAGTCACTCATTATTTACTTCCCTGTACTTCAATGCTGTTACTAAAATAATCGTCGTAGGTCTTTTGCTTTTTGTCTTCACGCTGTTTTTCGAAACTAGTGTGCATTTTGTTGGGGTCTTCGTTACCTATTTCTACTAAATTTCGTTCTTTAGCTATTGTAGCACGATGTTTCGAGTTTTTCACCACTGTACCTAATGCCGGACAATAAGCCGACTCTTCGACTTTCTCACCGTAAAACGTACCACCAACAATCATGCGGTTACTTTTAGTGAGCTCAGTGTTGCATTTAGGACACACCTCTAGATCGTCAATATTTTCCATTGGCTTGTAAACATCGAACTCATGCTCACAGTCGCATCTATATGGATAACACCTTGCTACCAACTCTCTACCCCCTTAGGTCTTTCTTTTAGGATATCTGTTAAGTAATCCTGGGTTCTAACCTCTTGTCGAGCACTTTTAATTATTGACGATCTAATGTGAGTAGATTTTATAACATTAATATCAAAGGTTGCAATAGTAATATATCTATTCACGTCCATTGTGTGATCGTGCTGTTTAACTGGAAGCTTGTCTTTTTGATCTGCATTAGTATTAACTTCCTTATATTCAGGATAGTGATACGTCTCCATTTCATTAATAGTGTAACGGCCACATGCACTAAATATTTTAAATCGTCTAGTTTGTATCAGTTCATAGAATTTATCTAAACCAAGCCTTATCTCGTTATTAGCACCAATACAAGTTAGATGGTTTTTATTAAACTCCATTATGTACTCAGGCCTGGAGGGGTCGGCATAAAAAAGCTCTATTGGAAATATCTTTCTAGCTCTAAGCGCCACCTCTAACATGCTAGCTATCGTATGTCCGGACTTGTAGTGCTCAAAAACTTGGTAATGCCTACCTTCAGGGGTAATAGCTCTAACAAGTAAAACAAAAGGATCATTGTACCCCCAATCGATACCACCAAAGAACCTAGTACCTGCAGGGAGCTCTTTAGGTAAGCAGATGTTTTCGTCCTCATCGAAGCAATCATAAACAAGACCTTCCATTTTATCGAATTGACCACCGTACTGCATATTAAAACGCCTGGGGTCCATGGTACGCTTTTTTCGTTCGTATTCTTTCTCTGGAAAATACGGGTTATCTTTAGAGGTCTTTTGGACAAGCAGGCACTCGTCCATGATAGCCTTGTTACCTTTTCGATACGGCCTAATGTAATCCTTATAGAGCCAATTAAGAGAGTACGGACTAGTAACAATTCTAATTGGAGCCTCTAGAAATGAGGCCCTTCCTTGGATTACTTCCCAAAAGTACAGGGAGTACAGTCCGGCCTCATCACACAAGATACCTTTAACGTCGGTGATACCTACTGCAGAGTCGGGATTAACTCCAGTTCTAAACCAGATTGTTGGACCCTGGTACATGATAAAGCAGTTGTTTTTCTTATCGAAATGACCCAGGCCTTTCATTGCAGCTAAAAATGGTGGAAGTGTGGATTGTGTCAAGATAGGAAAAGACGGGCTTGTAATGATAAAGTTGTTTTTAGACTCTGGGTGTTTATGGATCATCATTTTGAGCCACATTACACCACTCATGGTCTTGCCCCACTGAATTCCAGTTGCAGCAATCACAATGGGTTTATCTGAAAATATTACATCCTCTTGAGCCTGGGTGTGCGGTTTAAATAGCATTTATGCCTTACTTTCTCCTTCAACGCCACGCTTCTCTCTGTCCATCTTCCTTACTTTCAACACACACAGAGCATGATCAAGATCTGTCATAACTATTTTATTTTCATCACAAGGGAACTTGTCATCTAACCCTTTAATAATGAGCCATGCAGTCTTAATGATTGTATCAACCTGACACCCATTCACACCATTCTCTTTGATTGGGCCGTCTTGGATTTTGAAGGTTATTGTATTTTGCTCATGGTCAATGTAAATAGGGGAATCTTCAGTAACCCAATTAATCCCTTCTTCTCCTTCGTGAGGTTCAACCTTAAACCCACCAATCTCTCTCACACCCTTTAAAGTCTCTAGTGCCATGATTTACCTCCTTAAATAATTAATTAACTAGTTTACTAAAGAGCATACCCCGCCTTTATATCATACTCAGCTTTAGTACCTTCTACTTCCTTCCAGTCCATTGGATTAACGTAACCATAATTACAATGACTATCCTTTTTAATCCTAAACGCACCATAGTTCAGTCCGTACCTTAGCACATCACCTTTTATAATACGTTTCGTCGCCACAAGTCTTCGGTTATGAAGTAACACCATCGGGGTCTCACTAGTAGAAAAGTTACAGATAGGATCATCTTTATCTCTAAGGTATCTGGTCATGTTATCAAACTGATCAGAGTTTAGTGAATGTCCTGAGTCTGGAGTTTTAGCGTCGATACATGTTAGATGTTTTTCTAGCACCACTCCCATGTGGTGGTGTATTGCCATATAGGGAGCGTAGTAAACGTCGAGTGTATGGTCTGAATACCCAACTTTAAACCGTCCACTACTGAGAGCTCTAAGCCTATCAATTTTCCTAAGATCGTGATCTCTGCAGGGGTATGAGCTAGAGCAATAAAGAAAGGTGGTGTCGTCATGGTCTTCAACGTACTCCATTACCTGGAGTATCTGCTTTTCAGTCTTACCACCTGTGGATATAATTAGAGGCTTGTTCGTCTCCATTGCAGCGTCAAGTAATTGAGGGTAGCACATATCTGAGCTAGCTATCTTATGCCTATCTACGAACTGATCGATCCGTTTAAGGTCTTTAGGGCAAAAGGCTGTACAGGCTAGCTCTATTTTGTAGTTATTCGCTACCAGTTTGAGCTTACCAATCCAATCGATCGGTAGCTCGTAACCCATTTCACCTTTAAGGCCGTACATAGACTTGTGGTCGTAACACTGAAACTTAACTACATCGGCTCCAGCTTGTTTAGCTTCATAGATCGAAGCTACACAATCACCATAGGTTTTCCAATTACTTCCAATATCCGCAATAATTAACATAAATACATTCCTTAATCATCAATCAATATAATATCAAATTGTCCTGCAGCGTCTCCACCTGCAGCTCCAGATTTAGCAGATAGCTTTATTTCCGCACCAGCTGGCATTAACAGTGGTACATAAAAAGGTATGTACCCTGAAGTTGCATTGTCTAAAACAAGTATGTCCTGAAATAGAAATATGCCAGGAATTAAAGCCCTATCGTATCTTTCAACGGTAGCTCTTAGTCTTAAGTCTACTTTTTTGGTAATGCCCGAAGCTTGCCAGCCTACTACATATCCCTTTTTACCAGCTGGAACTTTGTACCTACCTGATAGGGATTGATTACCACCAGCTGTAACGTACTCAAAAACAGTTCCCGCACCTAGGCCTCTAATACTTATATTACCAACTGCAACACCATTAGATCCAACGGATTTAGTATGAGCCCATTGGATAAAAGTAATGTCTGTGGCTGAAGTTGTTACTGCAGTAGTTCCATTCATTATAACTGTTTCGGATTGTTCTGCATTACTACTATCAAGATAGTGGAATTCTAGAGTTCTAACGCCTGTGCCTACTGGAGCCCCGTCGTCCGCTGCATTACTAGACACCACCTCTAACTGAACTCCACCAGGTGAGCCAAGTACTGTGGTCGCTGGCACTTCGGTCAAATCATCTAGTACCGTTGTACTGACAGTATCTTTTCGGCCTGGTATGGAATACATCTTAATACCAGAAATATTCCTACGTGCTACCTCGAACAAAAAGTCTGTGGTAGATAAAGCTTTTTCAGCTGTAACATTGGCATTAACAAATGTACCGGCTGCAGTTTGTCCAGTAAGTACTGACTTAACTAACCTGGCGTCGTCGTCAGCAACAATAGCGTCCTGAATTCTATGACTAGACGGTAAAGCGTTACCTCTTTTTAAGACCGTATGAAGCCTAAAGGCTCCCTGATCTACACCACCGTTAGTGTAGCTCACTCTAATGTACTCAAGTGCTGGTTGAATACTAAACGTTTTTCCAACACTAGCAGGTATTGTGTACTTATCGTCACTATCCCAATGAATAGATCCAATACCATTTTCAGTATGACCCTGTTCAATTAATAACCCGTCGGTAGCGCTTACCTGGTCTGCAAACACTGTAATAAATATTATTGAGTAGGGAAGTATCTCTGTGGGTACACCGGTAAAGGTAACACCAGCTAAGAGAGTATCATGTGAGCTATTATTGTCGTCAATAACTCCATTTAAACTAGCGTCATTACCTTCACTATCAAAGGCTGCAGTCCTAACTATTGACTCAGCTGCATTTTTATCTAAAAACTTATTTCTTTCAAGATCGGCTGTGTGTAATGCGTCTACCATGGGCTTACTCCATATCGATTGTGTTAGTATCTACCATTTTAGAACCAAGCTCGACCTGTTCGCCACTTCTGCGTTGTATGATAGTCGGGGCCGGTACTGTTATTTCTTTAACATCCTTAACTTTACCAATTAATCGGTCTAAGATAAAGTCCAGCCTTCGGTAATCCCCCTCTTTAATACCCTTAGATATGATCATACATATCCAATGATCAATAGTTTGCCTAGATTTATCAGCTAAAATACCATCGATCTCGTCCATATTCTTTTGGAGCATTTCGGTGAGTTTGACTTCGACAAATTCTTTGGAGAGTTTTCTAGCTAAGGTGAGTTCTTTAGGTCCGCTAATACCAAGAGGATTTCTAACCTCTCCCTTTTTAGGAGCTACCAGGTTTTTATAACCTTTAGCACTTCCTTTTAATTCTTTATCATTACTCATAAATCCGTAACGATCCTAATCATTGTTATAAATAACCAATATAACTGATAAATTAAACTTAATCAATATCCACAATCATAAATAGCTGTAATCATTACATACAAAATTCATAAAAAATACAACCTAAAATCTCTTAACATTCCAGCAATCTAGCACATGGATTAAATTAATTCAAAAAAATACCGATAACATATTTAGAACTAAAACACGGGACGTGTTTTACCACCAACAACAAAGGGGTTTACCATGGAAAACAATTCACTATTAGTAGCGACCGTTAACTTTTTGCTTCCGATCACATTGGCTGTTTTACTCACAGCCTGTGGACAAGACGAGGGGAGCTCAGCTGAAGAGGTTATCGAAGAGCCTACAGTTGAGACCTATGCCAGAGTACACACTCACTTAGATCTAGGTCTTTTATGCACCGACACTATTTCACTTTACAAGGATCAGTACGTTATGATTAACAGCTGCAAAGATTACAACGACGACGGTATTTCAAAGGAAGAGGTCGAGAGAGGTAGCTTTATAAAAACAGATAGTTCAATTATTTTCACACCAACCGAGTCAACGTGTACCGCTAAGGGTTTAGAGTCATATAAAAAGGCTGCATATTTCACCGAAGAGAGTCTTGTAATAGCTGAAGTTATCTATGAATATGCAGGTTCTAGCTATCTACTAGTTGGGAATACTATCCAAGGTTGTTGGGATGGTAACGACTTCACTGAGTAGTTATCATCTGTTAGTCCAGGGACGGACTCTTTACACCCCCTCCAAATATGCTACACTGAATACATCACCACAACATTACAAGGAAAAAGACTATGAAAGTTAAGACTCTGTGTGTGTGTGGCACTAAGTTTAAACACGAAGAGCACGACACTAATATAAAGTGTCCAGTTTGCCATAACCAATATTTTGAAGAGATTGAGGAAGAGATCCATGAGGATCTTTGTGACATTTTTGGAGGTGAGTAATGAGATTTTTGTTTAGTGCGTTTATTGTTTTTTGCATGGTGGCTTGTAGTTCGTGCGGTACGACTACCAGACCAGAGTGCCCGAAGTGCCCCGACCCAATACCGAGTCCTGAACCTGATCCGGCTCCACCACCACAGCCTGATCCAATACCAACACCGGACCCTATCCCCGAACCTGATCCTATTCCGGATCCTGAACCTGATCCTGAACCACCACAAGACCCAGACGAAAAGCCGTTTTGTGTAAACCCAAACCTAGACCCAGTAAAGCCAGGGCCGTACTCTGTTAGAGAAAAAACTGAGGGCTCGGTAAAGCTTTTCATTCCACAGGGACTACCAAGAGATTGCATTGCACCGATAGCTCATTTCTCAAATGGAACTGGAGCCAGGTGTGTTTTTTACAGAGGCCTACTAAAACACTGGGCAAGTCATGGGTACATAGCCTCATGTTTTGAGTCCTCTTCCACCGGTAGTGGTGAAGCATGCTACAAAGGCCTAGAGGCTGCAGGGCGTCAAAACAACGCTAGCCTAGCTTACATACTGTCAAGTGGGCATAGTCAAGGTGGAAGTGCTAGTAATCATTGCGCTTTTAAGCTAGAACAGCGTGGCTTCAAAGGTAAGGGCGTGGTAGTCGGTGTCCAGAGTGCCTGGGGCATGGGATGGACTTCATACCGAAGAGATTTACCTAAGATCAAAATGCCAAACTTTGAGATCTCAGGCTCTAAAGACACGGTAATCTCACCACCAAGAGTAGGCGCTGGTTACAAGCTTATTACATCTGAAAAGTATTGGTATTCAGCTGAAGGCGCTAGTCATATGAACCCTCAAAACTGGGCTCAAGTAGGCGGCCTGGTGTTTGCAAACTGGAAGTTATTAGACTCAGAGTATGCAAAAGAATATTTTCTAGCCTTACCAAATTCCAGGGAATGGTCTAACATGGACTAGAACTAACTCGAATGATATTTCCTTCGTGCCCTCACTATCACTGATAGCGGGGGTTTTTTATGTTAGTAAACTGTTAGTACATATTGCCGCACATTAATAAGCCCACATCTTTTTAGGCCCAGACCTACCATCTAAATGCACAAAGGTTTTAGAGACGCCAATACTTAGGCCCTCGTCTAATAGCCTACTCACTAGCTCCCAAAGCTCGTTTGCGTCCAGATTTTTGGTACTCACGTCGATCGCTAATCCACTTAAATGAAAACTAGATTTAGCACCACCTGCATCTCGATTGTGCTGAGGACACCTATAACCAGAGTTTATTATGAGAGGTTTATGCAGGTCGTGCCTAATCTTATCCAAGATATCTATTAAATCGAAGTCGGCCTTGTTCACACCACAACCACACTTACACTCAAACTCAGCTAGAGAGAAATATTTAAACATGTACACCTCACAAAAGACTTGACAATTAAAAACACGATCGCTATGACGCACCCAGAAAGAGAGGGAATTGATATGGTTTATTTTATCATTGGGGTGGTTTTAATTCAAATTGTGGGCGTATGGACGTGGCATAGGTTTATAAAAAACCAGCCTAGATTTTGAACGGCCTACTCAAATACTCCCCACATTCATAATCCTTGGATGACACAAACTTTTGGCCTGTAGTCTGGGAGTCCCGCTGCAAAAGGAACCTACTAAGTAATTGGGATATCGTCAAGGTCAACCTGGTCTACAATTACTATCAAACAGCTTAATAGTAGCTCTATGTCCCTTAATCTCTTCAATCATCGGCTCTAGATACTGCACTAGATCAGTTACGGATGTAATACGCTGATCATCTCCAAAGAGATATGGATAAACAGCCTTATACTTTGCTATTTCCTGTTCAATCTTTTCTAAATCTAGCATTTTTTAACCCTCTTTTTTATACCTTCCAATTCCTCATCGCTACATATTTCTGTAAGCTCAGATAAAAGACTATTATTATATTTTATAAGCTTTTGAGATTGGCCTTGAGCCGTTGAAACAGCTTTAATTAACAATTCTTGTTGTCCTCTTAATGCATCAATATTTCCTTGATATATATTATTATTTTCACGCAAAACTTTTTTATCATGAAAACAAAAATACCAAATTGATAGTATATGCATGATCCCAATAATCACATTCATTCCGAATACTACAATCATCATTTCATTAATTCCCATCATAATCCCCCATCATTTTTTAAAACCAAAACAACAAACACAAATAGAATTATTAAATCAATCTGCATTTTTACCCCTCTTTGTTCATACAAAGTTCGCACCAAACACGAAAATCACCATACCCATATGGAACAGCATGCATCATATAAGCTCCGCCATAATAAACTGGCTTACCACAATCATGACAAATATTTTTTTTGGCTTCTATCATTCCTTCATATATTATTTTACTAGTTTCTTCACATTCCTTGTTATGCCATTCAGATATTTTTACCGGATAAATACTCATTTCTTCCCCCTAATTTTTTCTACCCAATCAGGATGCTTTTTATGATTAAGCGGTGACTCATGACATTTGTTTTCACATACCGCATAATACCCTTCTCGGCTTCTGTCATCTGCAATAACCTTACCCCCGCATGTTTTGCATTGCACATCTTCTAAATAATAATTACTCACTTTTACCCCTAATTTTCTTCCATTCGCTTTCAGAATAAAATCCTGTTTTATATTCGCTATCACGACGAACACAAATTTGCTTTACTTCCGTTCCGTTTACACTCATGCCGACCGTATTAGAAAAATTATAATCTTTGCAGGTGTAGCCTACATTCGGTTTGAATATGTAAAAAAATAATGTTGCTGTTATTATTATTTTCATAATTCCCCCCAATCATAACCAAAAGCAAATGGTCCAACACCAATAACAAAAAATGACTCTTCAAAATCTAAACCTATTGCTAAGGCCCACTTCTTAATATCAAAATCCGCAAAAAAACCTCTCACCCCATTAAATGGCATACCACCACCTCCCACATAGTTTATCTCTAAACCTTCTCATAGCGTGTGATTAATTTTTATGCAATACGAAATAAACCTGTCGAACCTGTACGAACCTGTACAGGACCTGTACATGCTTTTGTCAGGTTAAGTTATTAATAATAAAAAAAAAAAATATAACCTGTACATAAATGGGGGGGGGTACGTCCCTAAATAGGGGTATAGCCCCCTTGTCTTTTTGTACAGGATTGATGTTTCGTGAATTATCTCGGGGAGTAAACCTGTAAAATGCTTGTACAGGTTGTGTACAGGTTTGCCAGCTTGTACGTTTTCAATCTGGCTGGCGCTTTATAGTTTTTTTGTATTTTCCCAATACTATAAACCGCTTATCTTCTAAGATAGCCGAACGAAGAGACCTTAGCAAGTACTCGTCTTCCTTTTTCCTAAAGAATTTTCTAGTGAACTCGGCAAAAGGAACCGCACCTGTGGATAACTCAGAGGCCGCCTTGATAACCGCTTTTTCTACGGGGTCGTCTTCATTGGTAAAAAGCTCGATACTTCGAAGCGCCATGTACTCGGCCAAATCTGCACCAAAGTTTAAATCCTCTTTTAAGATTTGTATTTTCTTAGATGGCCTATTAAGAGCCGCCACTCTGGCTGCAAACTCTGTGGCCTTGTCCATAGCAAAATGAAAGAATTGTTTATTGTCTCCAAAGTTTTCTTTATGAGCTTTCATTTTTTCCCAAAGACTCCATGAGTATTCAATCATTTCGTCAGAGATAGTTACATTGGCGTAGACACCTTCACCACTAAGAGCGCTCATATGAGTTTTGAAAAATCTAACGTCGTCGTCTCTAAGTATCTTGTAGGTCGATGATTTAAACCGAACCTTGTAGAGCTCTTTATCCACCTCTTTACGTTTCAGATAAACGAACGAAGGCCGACGGATAAACCCGCCACCATAAAAAGCATTAGACCGATACGAGTCGAAAGTTTTAAACGTGTCATTAAGTACCATATTGATAAACGGCTCTTTAATCTTTTCGATGGTAGCACCTGTCACTGCAGTACGGCCTACGATCTCACCACCACGTCCTGTGGAGTATGCAGTAAGGAATGTTTCCTTAGCTGAGAAAGTGCCCTCAGAGTTGAGAAATTGAGCCCCCTCGTCCAGAAAAAGGTTTTGAGTCCTTTTCTGTGAGAGTTCTTTAAGGAGCGCCTTGTTGCTATCTGGGAACTTGTCAGTTAATCCCGTAAGCCTATCGTCGATACGACGCACCTCTTTATTGAACTGGTGCATATTGAAACTTTTGCCAGAGATAGGGTGGCCTAGTTGCTGCATTAGAAAGTTTAGGTTAGTCCCGCCAAAGTAAAGCTTGCCTCCAAACAAGTAAGCAGGGAGTAGCTGGGTGTAAAACATAGTGGCGGCCTCTGGCTCCATGTTTGCCCTTTTGATAGCAAGCTCTACAATCTCACCGGCCCTACCTGGAGCTAGGGGCATTGGACCTTTACGAATATCCTTTTGGGTGCTCACTGGTTTATTTAAAAATCCAAAGTCTACCACCGGTTCAACGTATCCAAAGTCTGTGGCCTCATGACGTACCGACCCCCAATGAAAAGAATAGTTAGAACTCTTCAGGCCCGACCTATTTAACATCCACTGCTTGTTGGTGATCTTAGGCTTTTGCCCTGTTCTGACTTCCCACTTTGTTTGGTTTAAAAATTTATCTGCTAACTTCAGGGCGTCGTCTAAAGTAAAGCTATCATTTAATAACAGCATGTATTTCGACCAGGGTGTTTCATCGTCCCAGTAGTCTTCAGGAAAATAAGACAACAACTTGACACACTCGTCAAAAGGTGGTACATCGACGACCTCAGTTACCTTAGGTTTTCTATTACACCCACAAAGCACCTCTCTTATAAAGGCCTTTGGTAACTCACTTAGCTTACCCAAACGACC